CGGTGACGAGAGGAGCGTTGTTGCTCTTCATCACCATGAAGCCGGCGGCCTCACCGATGACGCCGTTCACGATGGCGGCGCCGCCGTCGGCACGCTTCTCCGCGGTGACGAAGTTCGTCGACTTGCGGAGCAGCCCGTGGTACCACGGCGGGACGACGACCCAACGGCCGACCGACGGCACGTTCGCCTCGTCGAGCTTCACGCCGAGGTCGACGAGCGTGTTGTACGCGATGTCGCCGGTGGTGACGGACACGGTGCCGATCTGGTTGGCGCTCTGGGCCTGGGTGTAGAGGGCGGCGATGTACTGGTCCTCGGCGTCGGCGAGACCGTACGCGGCCTCGGAGGTGGCGACGTCGAGCGCGCCTCCCGGCTGCTGGACTCCATCGACGTCGTCGATGGCGAACGAGAAGCTCTTCGCCTGGTCGATCAGGAGCGACCGCTGGGCGTCGGTGAGCGTCTCGTAGGTGAGCGCTCCGCCCTTGGTGTAGCTCGAGATCGTCGGACGACCGAGCGAACGGATGCGGACCGTGTCGCCCTGGGCGCGGATCTCGCCTTCGTAGTCGCGGTTCACGACGCCGGTCTGGCTGTAGGTCTGGGACTTGCGGAGGGCGACGAGGGTGTTCGCCGACCACAGTTCGGGGGTGAAGTTGAGCGCCATCGGGCGTTCCTTTCAAAGGGGGTGGGGGTGGCGGTCAGCCGCCGGGGATCTGGATTCGGCCCTCTCGGTGGGCCTTCACGATCTCGTCGGGGGCCATGCCTTGGAGCTGAGTGCGGGAGGTGATGACGTTCGGGCCGTCACCTCGTGGGCCGGTCGGAACCTTCGGCGTGGTCGGTGCCTTCGGGATGAGCGACCCCCATCGATCGGCGATCGCCTCGACCGCCTTCGCGTCGACCTCACCGGAGTCGGTGACGTACTTGGCGAGGTTCAGGTCGTCGATGATCTCGGCGACCTTCTTCGGGTCGGTGACGATCGGGCCAAGAGCGGCCTTGATCTCGGCGGCGGCGAGCCGGGTGCCGAACTCCGTGATCGCGGCCTGTCGGCCACGCGTCTCGGCTTCGGCGAGCGCCTTCTCACTGTCGTTCATCTGGGCCCGCTGGAGCTTCTCCAGTTCGCTGCGGGCCTTCTCGTTGGCCTTGGCGCGCTTCTCGTTCTCGCGAGCGAGGTGCTTCCACTTCTCAAGCTCGGCGGCCGGATCCGGGGCTCCCGTTTCGGGAGGCGTCGGAGTGTCGGTCGGAGTGCTGTCGTCGGTGGTGTCGGCGGGCGCGTCGGTGCCGGTGTCCGTCATGGCTGGGGTTCCTCCCGTTTCGGGGGTTGGTGGCCCGTTTCGGGCCGACAGGGGTGGCGCGCCCGGTTACGGGGCGGCCGGTGCGCTGAGGGCGGGGGCGCCGGCCTCGGCGACGATCTCTGCACGGAGGCGGCCGATCTCGGTCTCGGTCTCGCCCATCTTCCGGGCGACCGCGGAGAACGGGTAGCCGGCGGCCTTCAACTTCAGCGCGGCGTCGGCACGCTCGGCGAGCGACCGCGACTCGGGGTCGGCCCACTGAGTTTCGATGTCGGCCGGCGGGTCGATCCCGATGGAGACGAGCGCGAGCTTGTAGACCTCTTCCCACGCCTGCCCGAACTTGAGCTGAGTGCGGCCCACCTTCGCGATGAGCCCGGCCTCAGCGGCACGGATCGCGTCGGCCGAGACGTTCACGAGTCCACCGGCGACGTAGTAGAGCGGCGTCTTCGTGATCGCACCGAACCGGGTCACGTCGCCCTCGAGGAGCTTCATAATCGGTTCGATGTTCGCCGGTTCGAGCTGCCCGATCTGAGCTTTCGACGGGTCCTCGGCGTCGAGTATCCATACGTGTTCCTCGCCGACCTGCATCGGGTTCACGGCGTTGCCGTCGACGTCGGTGTCGACGGTGATCCCGATGGCGTACCGTTGCGGCACGATCTGGAACTCGCCGATCGTGATGAGCCGGAACATCGTCATATTGATCCGACGCTGGAGAGTCGTGACCTTGTGGCCGAGCTCGCCGTCGCATCGGATCTCGACGAGCGGCACCACGCCGAACGGGTTGGGCCCACCCGGGTAGTCGGGGTGCTCCTCCCACTGCAACCGTTGGCCGGGGCCGGTGACGTCGCTCGCCCGGTACGGGGCCCGCCACGTCCACACCTCATCCGGCGTCCACACGGTGGCGACGACGTAGCCGGACCGTTCGTCCACGAACCGCTTCAGCGCGGCGACCCGGGTACGGCGGTCACCGGGGGCGTACTCGACGACGCATTCGCATGGTTCCTCGACGGTGATGAGCGGATCGGCGCCGTCGCGGTGGGTGACGAGCACGTACGCGGATTCGGTCGTGAGCGCCTCCCGGTGGGCGTCGGTCGAATCGGCGTCGAGGTGGTTCGCCTGCCAGATCCGCGACCACAACTCTGCGTCACGCCCATCGCCGAACACGCGCATTCCGGCCACCGCGAGCCGCTCGGACACGGCGTCGACGGCGAGACCGCACAAGTTCGTCTCCGCGAGCTCGCACAGTCGGGTCATCACCGCTCGAAGAGCAGTCGGCGGGGTCGGCCACGGGTGCGGGCCGTCACGCCACCGGCGACGGGTCTGCACCTCGCCGGCCTCGTGAACGAGTTCCTTCGACAGTTCGTCACGCCAGTCGGCGGGCGTCATGGTCATCACCATTCGGGCCCTCCTCTGGGCGTCTAGATGTGTTCTCTCGGGACGTTGTTGTCGTTGACGTTGCGCCGCCACGCAACTCGACGCACACTGTCGATGTGACGGAAGCGGAAACCATCGGTCAGCGGATCAAGCGAGAGCGCGTCGCCCGAGACATGACGCAAGGCGGACTGGCCGAGTTGGTCGGCGTGGGCCAACCGCACGTGTCGAAGGTCGAGGCCGACAAGGAGAACCCCAGCGACGACCTGTTGCTGAGGATCGGGACGCTGTTCGGCGTGGACCCGGTGGAACTGCTGATTGTGGCGCGGCGGCTCCCACCGTCGATCATGGAGAGGCTGGCCGCCGATCCCGCGAAGTCACTGCTTCGGTTGCGGCGATGGACGGGCGTAGGGGTGTAGCCGGCGCGACAACAACCTCACGAGGGAGTACATCTAGAACGAATGAACGCGGGCCTTGCGTTTCGGTTCGGGTAGCTGCTCGAGCACCCGGTAGGCGAGCGTCGCCGACTCCAACGGCGTCGCATCGGCCTCCGCCGACAGATCCCAACACCACAGCCCGCCCGGCACGTCACGCTCGAGCGCGCCACCGATCGCGGTCTGCAACCACACCTGACCGAGATGACGGATCCGGTCCTCCGCGACGGCAGTCACGAACGACTGACAGCCGCCGGCGTAATCGACATCGGATAACCGGACGAACTCGACCTTGGCCCGTTCCGTCACCCTGACGAGATCCGGGGTCAGTTCGTTGACCGGGCCACGCGACCGAGCCGCGACCTTCGCGACCGTCACCCGAGTCGACCCGAGGAACCGGGCCACCTCATCGGCCACCCACCCCGTACCCGGGCGACAGTCCTGCACTTCGACGAACACCCGACCGTCATCACGACGACCGACCGCAGTGATCGACGACGACCGACCGTTCAGCCCGACCGCGACGGCGAGCACCACGCGACCGAGCGGCATGCTCGCGCCCTCCTCGAACCGGGACGCCCACACCTCGAGCGGCAACCGGCCCACCCGTTCGCCGTCATCCTCATCATCCGCCGGATCCCACACGCCGAGATGCTCCCGAGCGAACAACTCATCACCGAGCCGGCGATGCTGTTCCTCGAAGAACTCGATGCCCACCCGGCCGGCCACAAGAGCAGGGTTTGCCTTGTACCAATTCGCCCGGTCCTCGACGTCGATCGGCGTGCGAACGAGCTTCCCGTCGGCACCCATCGAGATCTGTTCGGCGGTGTGCCCCAGGTAGGCGAACCGGCCAGCCGGCGCCGGCGAGAGCGCACGCTTCCGCACCGACCACCAGTAGCGCGACCGGCCAGCGATCGCACCCGTGCCGAGGTTGTTGAGCTGAGGGTTGGCCGATGCCAACTGAGTCGGCGTCACGGCGGCGACGTGCTCGAGCTCGGCGTGCTGGGCCTCATCGGCGACGATCCGGTCGACCTCGTCGACGCCTCGACCACCACCACCCGTGCGGGTACGGTGCCAGATCGCGCCACCATTCCGCATCTCAATCATTTGTTGCCCGGTGCCACGCCACACCCGAGCGATCAACCGGCGGAGATCAGCGTGCCCCTCGAGGAGCGACAGCATCCGATTCTGAGTCTCGGTCGCCAGGAGCACCGCATCGTGCACCGTGTGGAGGATCCGCTCGGCCCGCTGGGTCAAACCCCACAGCTCCGGCACCTCGATCTCGTCACCCTTGCCGTTCTGGCGACTCACCTCGTGGCCCGTCGTCGACGCGGCCCAGAGACCGTCCTCGTTCGTCGCCATCATCAGTTGCACGGCCAGCCGTTGAGCCGGGTCGAGCGTCCGACGCTTGTAGAACTCCCACAGCTCTATGGCAGCTTCGGCCTCATCAAGGCTTACGGCGCCGGGAGGCAGCACCAGAATCGCTGGTCTTGGATCGGCGTCGAGGAGCCAGTTCATCAACCTTCGGCACCTCCGCCGGCGACTCCAGCTTCTCGAGGAGCTCGCCGACGATCCGACGCTCCCGAACGATGGCCGCGGCAGCCGAACCGGTCTCCTCGGCCAGAATCCGGCCCAGACGGTCGTAATCCGCTCGGAGATCGTCCACACGACTCATACGTCACGCTCCGTGGCGAGAAGGCGAAACCGGCCCTGACCTGGGGATCCGGGTCACACACAACGCGGCAAG